ATGAAGACCATGGGAATCCGTTTCGGGATGCTGCTTCTTGGCCTCGCGGATATGCTGCAACTTCGGATGATTCGGACGCTTCGTCCGCACCGGCTACAGGCCCGTCAGTTCGACGGCGGACCTGTTGCCCGCCCGGAACCCCCGGTGTTCCTTGGCGACAGCACTGAACGCGGGGACGTACCAGGGTGGGTAATGATCACCCTCGTGACCTGTCCCTAATCTCACCAAAGGTACTCCAGATGTCGGACCCCGGCCATAACCTTGGCAGCCGGACCAAGGAGGAAGCCCTGCTAACCGACGAACACAAAGCCATGATCGACCTCGCCGCCGGCAACTACAAGTACGCAGGCTCCCTGGAAGACGCAGCCAAGGAACAATTCGGCCTGACACCAACCAGATACTGGCAGATCGTGAACCAGCTCCTGCAAACCCCCGAAGCGGCAGCCTACCGGCCCGAAGCCGTCCGCCGGCTCAATGCCCGACGGCGTCCCCGCACCCGCATACGCTCTCGCATCCTGCCCTAGCCAAGCTGCACAAACCTGCCCCGCCACTCACCCTCGGCAGGCCGGCGGATATCGGCAGACGGAACCCAGCAGGAGCAGTGGGAGAAGACGTCGTCCGTCCACACCACATTCACCCATTCCTGGTTGTAGTGCGTCGCGTACCCGTGGACCTCTGCCGTGCCGCCGGACTTCAGCGGCACCTGCGCGATGACCTTGGGCTCACCGCCGTACACGAACCTGCGAACGCTCCCAGGGGCCAGCTCCGGCCTTGGGTCGGCGTGCTCATACTCGGCGCCGTCCAGCACGAACTTAGCCTGATCATCAAAGAGTCCCACGCCCCCACTTAACCACCAGAAGCGCCCCATCTCCGAAGAGATGGGGCGCTAGGTCATGGTTCGTCTTCCAGTACTGGGTCGCTGCGCCAGCCGCAGTCTTTGGCCTCGCACTTCCAATGAATCCAGCGTTCGCGCATGCCTGTGATGCCACGACCTCGAACCCAGGGCGTGGTTACTGGGTTTACGATCGGATATTTGCAAGCTGGGCACATATCAGGTCGAATAGTCATAAGTCAATACTATCAGCAGTGTGATTTTGCTCACTTCAGGATGAATGCCAGATCCGCCGGTGCACATAACCGGTCTTATCGCGCCCTACGATGGGGCAGTGCCTACCTTCAAATTCTCCGGCGGTCCCTTCGACGGGGAGACTCTCGAATTCGATTCCGCCGAGCACTTGCTGGAGCTGAACGGGTGGTTTTACGTCGATGCCGGCGTCAGCGAGTCCGGTGCCGTCCGACGCATGGAATGGGTCCGCGTTCCCGGCGGTCTGACCGGGCCTGATCCTCGCGAAGAAGGAGGCGGCCTCGTGCGCCGAATGGTTTCACGCTGGCGGCAGATGCTGCGCCCCGACCACTGACAGCACATAGGGAGTCTACCTCCGCACGATATGGCTCTCACGTGCTGTTGTGACACAATATGCCCGGGGGACTCTGGGATACCCCGTGCATCGAATAGGGGTATATATGACTGATCTTGCATTGCGGATTCGCAGAGCTGCTGGGACTAGGGCCGCAAGGGAAAACACCTCTAAGAAGCGGAGTCTTCGGGCAGACGTACAAGGACTGCGGGCCTTTGCAGTGATCGTAGTCATCTTGGACCACTTGATTCACTGGCCTAGCGGCGGTTTCATCGGCGTGGACATCTTCTTCGTGATCTCCGGTTTCGTGATCACAGAGAGCCTCCTCCGGGAGCAGGAACGAACAGGCAGCATTTCGTTTTCCGGGTTCTACAAGCGGCGCATCAAGCGCATTCTTCCCGCTTCCACCCTCGTGCTGTTGGTGACCGTAGCAGCGTCGTTCCTCCTGTTGAACCAGAGCCGTTTCGTGTCTGTGGTCTGGGACGCTGTCTGGGCCATGTTCTTCTCGGGGAACTGGCATTTTGCATCGGTCGGCACTGACTACTTTCAGGCAGCCGGGCCGGTCTCTCCGTTGCAGCACTATTGGTCCTTGGCGGTCGAGGAGCAGTTCTACTTCGTATGGCCGTGGGTCATGCTCTTGATCTTCAGCCTCATGTCAAGGCGCTCAGCTACGGGCACTGCCCAACGCGTAGCTGTGGGTGCTGCGATCACCGCAATTTGCGCGGCATCATTCGTGTGGGCAATTAACGAGACGGCAGCGTCCCCGACTGTTGCCTACTTCTCCACTTTTTCCCGTGCGTGGGAGCTTGGAATTGGCGCTCTGATTGGCGTTGTCTCGCCTGTCCTAGTCAGGATTCCTCGTGCTGCGCGTCCACTTTTGGCATGGCTTGGTGTGATGGGCATGGTCGTGTCGCTCTTTGTTGTCAGCGGGGACAAGCTATTCCCTGCACCAATGGCGGCGCTGCCCGTTCTGTCGGCGGCGCTGTTCATTATTGCCGGAACAGGCGCTAGTGAGCAGAGATTCCTGGCGCCCTTTACTAATCCGGTTAGTGGATACCTGGGCGACATCTCCTATTCGCTATACCTTTGGCACTTTCCAGTCATCGTCATTGTTGCTGCCTTCATGGAGGAGTCTCTCGCCTACTACCTGATCGCGGGACTCGGCGGGTTGGCAGTCGCAATCTACGCCTACCACCTTGTTGAAGATCCAATTCGAAAATCCAGCTGGCTGAACGGAGCCAAGTCCAAGAGATCGCAGCGTCAGCCGTTCAAGGACTCGTACAAGCTAACTGCGCTCAGCATGTTGGCGGTTGTCACCTTCGCAGTTGTTGGGGCGGCGCTTGTTCCGCCGCGTCAGCCTGCAGCGGCAACTGACGCCCTGCCAAAGCCGAGCGCGTCAGCGTCCGGTGCACCACATTCAGCTCTCAGTCCGGCGGTTCAGGACGTTCAGAAAGCAGTTAGCTTGTCCTTGAATGGTGCGACTTGGCCTGAGAATCTCGATCCGACGCTTGATCAGCCTGGCCAAGGAATTGCTCGCGAGATGGGAGCGGGATGCCTGAACCCCACCAATGGTGCGGATACTCAATCATGCACGTCAGGTTCGGGGCCGAAGCTTGCAATGGTGATTGGTGACTCCGTCGCGGCCAGCTGGGCGCCGGCAGTCAGAAACGCACTCAACAACGATGGCTATTCAATGCACACGGTTGCTTTCAGCGATTGCGCGTTCGTGCAGTCGGAACTGGAAATTTCGAACAAACCGGACATCACCCGGAAGTGCAACGCCGCACGACCCCTGATCGCTCAACAAATCACTGAGCTGAAGCCGGATATCGTGTTCATATCCAGCTCGGAGTCGGACTTCAATTACCTCAAGTCAGGAAAGCGCGGACCTGACGCAGTCGCCGAATGGAGCGCTGGAATTGCCGCCTCGATCAAGATAGCTCAGGGCGTTGGCTCCAAGGTGGTCGTGCTCGCCTCGAATCCCCAGGGCAAGAGCGTTGCGACCTGCGCGACCAAGACATCGTCGCCTGCGGATTGTGCAGATCTTGTTTCGTCGCAGTGGTTCCTCAAAGCAGAGGCAGAAAAGAAGGCTGCTACTGAGACCGGTGCTACCTTTATTGACCCCCGTAGCTGGATGTGTTCCGCGAATGATGTTTGCCCCATGCACATCCGCGGGAAACTAGTGCGCTGGGACAGCGTTCACCTGACGGAGCCATTCTCAGGGACCGTGCTGGCGCCGTTGCTTCGTGAAACTATTGCAAGCCTGATCGCGTCATGACTTCTGGGGGAATCACTCGTAAAAAGGCGCTGAGCTACGCCAGCATCGCCTGCGCACTCATCGGCCTGCTGCTCGCCATTCAGGCCTTCACCACGCACGAGCGGGGCTTCCAGGGCCTCGCCATCCTTTCCCTGGTCGTCGCCGCGATCCTGCTCACAGGGGCCTGGGCTGCTGGCCTTCCACCTCGTGATGTGGTGGACCGCGGCGACGATGAAGAGGAATGGTCAAGGGCCATCAAGTAGCTACCTGTTAGCCAGCACCTCGGCCATGTTCTTCACGGCGATAGTGGTCGTAGCTACCCAGTCCACGAACGCCCCGAAGTTGGCCGTGGTCATGATGCCCGTACCCGATGTCGCGAGGTCGTGGAACACCATAATCAGGTGATAGTTGCCGGCAATAGCCGCGTTCACTTCAGCCTGGGCAATGGCCAAGGTAGTCCCGGAGCCGACGACGAACACTCTCAGCTTGTGCGGGTCGTTGGCCGGCAGCGTTTCATGCAGTACGGCGCTGACCGTGCGCGCCGTAGCGTAGTACTGCCGGGCGATGGGCAGGTTCGCGCCGCCTGACTTGCCGCCAGGGTAGGCGAAGAAGTCGTAGCCCCGCAGGCCCCGCGTTGACAACCAGTTCCGGTTCGAAGCAACGAACGTGGCCAGTTCGCTTGCCGTCTGGTCCGAGAGCGCCATATTGTGGTGCGCCCATGTGTCCGAATGCGCCCCGACCAGCCAGCCGTTAGAGTTCTGAAGCTCCTGCAACTGAGCCAGCGTCATGTATGCCGCACCTGAGTCAATCGCCTCGCACACCGGGTAGACATCAGCCTTGTAGTCGTACTTTGCCAGGGCCTTCCGCGCCACTGTGTAGTGCGTGGCGAAGCCGTCATCAAAGTCGAACGTCAGGCAGCCGGTAGTCCAGACCGCAGGCACCGGCACGGAAGCGATGGCCTGGACCCGAAGGGTGACGGGGTTCCCAGTGTTGTCATCCGCAATGTTGATCTGCATCCCGGCGATGGCCGCACGATCCGGAGCGCCGATGGTTGCCGACGCTCCACCGCTGATCTGCTGCCAGGGGATCGTGACCCACATCCACGCGCCTGCGTCGAGCTGCTCCGCCGGGGCCACGTTGTTGATCGTGAAGTTGAACGTTGCCGATAGGCCGCCGTTGCCGATCCAGATGTTCAGCGTCTTCAGATGCGTGGGATCGTCGCACTTGACCAGCATCGCCAACTGCTTGCCCGTCATATCGAACGGGGTGGGGATGTTGAAGCGGTAGATGCTGGACGTGGTGCCCGTTCCGGAGGTGACAACCTTGACGGACTGGGTGCCGATGGCGCTGTCCGTGGTGTCGTTCAGCGCAACGCTACCGCCGCCCGCGCCCACGATGGATGAGTACCCGTGCCCGGACTGGAAGGTCTGGATCATGGTGCGCTTCTGCTTCGGAGGCAGCAACGCCGTGGCCGGTGGGGTCTGGGCGCCCGCGGCCGAGATAGCGGCACCAACCTTGGTGTCAACGCCAGCCGGCGTGATGGTCACGGCGTCCCAGTTAGCGGCCGAGTAGGAAGCGCCGGACGTGAAGTTGGCCTTTGCTGAGACGATGTCGCCGGAAGGGGAGAGTACCTTGTCCCCAGCAAGGTAGGCGGTGGTCGCCTTCCATTTGGGGAGCACGTCAGCCTTATCCGCCTTCGCCGCCACGGTTGCGGACAGATTCCAGTTGGCCTGGTTGAAGCTGGACCCGGACGTGTGGTCCGCGATGGAGGAAACCACGTCCCCGTTCGGGGACAGGACTTTGTCACCTGCAAAGTACGCCGTGGTGGCTTTCCACTTGGGGACATAAGTGGCAGAAAGTGCCGCTGCCGTGGGCGTGCCGGGGGTGGTGACCTCGGACTGAATCGCCGCCTGAGTTGGGACCGAGTTTGCGCCCGGGTTGCCCTGGGGCCCCTTGACGTTCCCTGCGGGGATGACGGTGCCGCCAAGGGTGGTGAACGTCAGGTCGCCGGTGGGGGACAGGGACGCCCCCGAGATGGAAGCATTCTTGGCCGCGGTGACGGCCGCCTGAGCACCGTCGAACGAATCGCGGCGCCAGACCCACGTTCCCGAGACCCAGTTGTGGGACAGGTTGGGCGACGTCACGTAGACCGGCGGCAGCACTCCCAGGTTGGTCGAGGTCAGCGACGTGATGGACAGGCCGGAGCTGTCTTTCAACGGCAGCGGGTTGACCTGCGCCGTGTCGGTCAACTCATAGACCTGGAAGACCGCGTTTGGGAGTGGGCTCCGGCCCACGGTCCCTGGATCAGCCGCCAGGGTGCCGGGGTAAAAAACATCAGCCATCAAAGGCTCCTCATCTATGAACAGTGCTCAGAACGGGCAACAGGGTGGTGGTCAGGCAAGATGTTTCGGCGCGGCGGAATCCTGAACAAAGGCGCCGGCCGGAGGAACCGCGGAACCCGATACCGGATAGACAGGCGCCTTGGCGGATCCCAGAACAGCCCGGGTGAGCCAGTCCGGCAGCCGCGGCTCCAGCCAGCGCCAGAACGCGTACCAGGCGGCGCTGAGGACCGCGGCCAGTATTGGCAAGGCCAGGGCCGCAAGCCCCAGCAACTGGTTCTCCAGCGGGGCGAGCACGGGAACCAGGCTGATCAACCAGGTGATGAACAAGCCCCACACGTAGGGGACCACGGTACGGAGGATGGAAGTAAGCAGCATCAGAGAGCCCTTTCGAAAAGGTGGAGCGTGTTGATGGCCGCGCTCACGGCAAGATGCGCGACATAAAGGACGGCGGCCGTTGCCGCCACGGCGAGCGCGGCGGCAACGGTGAGGATTGGCCTGGTCATTGGAGGTTGATCCGTTGGCCGGGGTAGATCAAGTCCGGGTTGATGCCGGGATTGCGGGTGATGAGGTAGTCCACTGTGACTCCGTACTGGTCGGCGATGCCGCCCAGTGTGTCGCCTGGGTCCACGGTGCAGTACGGGGGCAGGCCGGACGGTGCAGTTGGCGCGGCCGGGGTGGTTCCGAGGGCTGCGAGGTTGGCCCCTGCGGGGAGGTCCAAAGTCTGTCCGGGCTGGATGGTGTAGGGTTCCCCGATGCCGTTGAGGGCGGCGATGTCCTGCCAGGCCACTCCGACCTGTGCGCCGATGGATGAGAGCGAGTCGCCGGCGGAGACGGTGCACTGGCCGCCCGCAGCGGGTGCGGCCGGGGCTGGCGCTGCGGGTGCGTCTTCGTAGGCTCCTGCGGGCAGGTTCAGGACGTCACCGATGCCGATGAGGTTCGGGTCCGTGATCTGCGGGTTGACTCCCAGCAGTTCTGCCAGCCCAACGTGGTATTGGTCAGCGATCCGCGAGAGGGTGTCACCCGGGTCTACGGTGCATTCCGCGTAGCCGCTCGGCCGGGTGGTGACCGGCGCCGGGGTGTAGCTCTGGGGGACCACTCCGGCCGGCAGGGAGACACTGCCGGTCCCGAGTACGGCGTTGATGGAAGCACGGAGGCCGTCGCAGTCCCCGGGCCAGCCGGCGGGATCGATCTTGCCTTGGGATGAGTATTCCTTGTGGCCGAGCTGCGGCCGGTCATCCTCTGCCTGATCGAACAGGTAGGCGCGTTCGAGTGCGGCGCCGATTACTGGGACGGCGGCAAGCTGCTCGGCGGTCCAGTCGAACGGGGCGACGCCGGAGGACTCCATCTCGATGCCGATGAAGTAGTAGTTGCCGGCGTCTGTTGGGATGCCGGGCGCGGAGCCTGCTCCGGCGTGGTTGGCGAGGCCAGCGGCGGTGATGTAGGCCGTACCGGATCGGCCAAGCACGATGTGGCACAGCGGGCCGGCGAGATCGGACCGACCGTTGGTGCAGATGTTCAGGCTGGGGGCGTCTTCGGAGAAGTTCCTGCCGGCTGCGGTGTGGTGCCAGAGGACGCCGCGGACGTCGGCGAGGTCGCGGCCGAGGTAGCCGCGGTTCTGCCAGCCGTCGATTTCCACGACGTTGATTCCGGCGTTTCGGAGGACGTTGGCAAGGTTGGAGAGGATCATTGCGGGCCCCTTTCGGGCATGGAAAAGGCCCCGTGGTGTGCGGGGCCTTTTCGGGTTTGGTCGGGGTTTAGTCGTTCTCGGTGGGTGGTTTTTCGAGTACGGGCCAGGGGCGGAGTTCCTTGACCGTCATGCCGTGCTCGGTGCAGTCGCGGCGGAGCTGTGATGCGTACTCTTCAGTCAGGCGCCGGTTGCGTGCCTCCCGGTCTGCCCTCGCCTGCTCCCGGTCAGCTCGAGCCCGTTCTTTGTCCGCATCAGCCCATGCCTCGTTGCGCTGGTCGCGGAGGCTGGTGTTGCGGATTCTTTCCCGGCCAGCGGAACCGCTGAGCCATTTCACCAGGCCGTTGATCAGGGCCACGAGCGCGGCCCCGCCGCCGCCGGCGCCAATGATGGTCACGAGTGTCTGTGCGGAGTCCATGGGCGAGCGCCTACTTTTCGGGGTCGTAGGCGAAATGCCGGATTTTCACGAGACGGGTTGCGAAGGCAAGGAGAGCGAAGATGATGAAGCACAGCGACGCGATCCTGACGCTCACCTGGGTCACGGGCATGAAGCAGACGGTGGCGCCGTAAATGGCGATGGCCGTCATGCAGAAGCCGGTGGCCGCCCGCTCCATCCACCAGATTCCTGGGAGGACGGAGACTGAGCCGAGTGCGCCCCCGATCAGCAACATGGTTCCCCAGGCGACTAGGAGTGCGTGGCCGATGCTGGACTGGATCGTGCGCGGCGGGTCGATCACCACTGCAAGACCCAAAATGCTGATCACGAGGTAGGCGAAGAAGTAGATCGCGGACAGGGCCCGTGGTTCTTGAACACGGAGCCAGAGTGCATGGACAGTCGATTTCACTGCGCTCACCAGCCGATCGCTATCCAGTTGGCCCGGTGAATCTGTCCACCGATTCGTGCCCCTGACGGCGCCTCCAGCGCATACACAAAGCTGCTGAGGGTTACGGGGCTGGGCCAATCGGGTCCGCCGGTCGGCATCAACAGGGCTGTGCCCCTGGCGGCATCAATGGATTGGTCTCCGTTGTCTGCTCTGACGTAGAGCACGCCGTTGGGAAAGGGGACCGGGAAGTTGATCCGGCTGTAGCCGGCACCGTCTGCGTAGTTGACGGCTGTTCCCGCCTGCATCAGGAATTGAGTCCCAGCGGCCGGGGCGTTCCCGAGCAGTTGGTTACCGACCCCAAAGATCGGTACGGCTCCTATCTGTCCGGTCTTTACCCATTCCAGATCCCCGTTGGCGGTGACCCGGCGCTGCCAGAGGGCGCCGAGGATCTCCACCTGGGTTCCTGCCCGCGTGAGGTACTTTCGCACCAGATCGTTTCTGGCGGTGAGTCCGCCGTTTCCTGCCCAGCAGCGGAGGTCGATGAAGGCCGTGGGCTGCGTCTGGCCGCCGGTCCACTGGACCAGGAAGAGAGGTTGGTCGTCCACGATCCCGGGCGTGTTGTTGCGGCCAGCGGGGATGTCTCCCGTCGTGCCGCCGTTGACCTTGGTAATCGTCGTCGGTCCGCCGGCCAGCGGGCGCCAATCCCGCCGCACGCAAATCAAGTCCCACCTGATTACCCCGGAAGCCGGCGCATCGCACTGGACGGGTATCACGGAGTCGGAAACGTCAATGACACCCTGACCCCACGCTGTGCCGGGGGAGACATTGACTGCGTAGGCCGTCGTCGGGTGGGCTGTCACATTGAAGTCCGATGCGCCCAGCACCCCATACTCCGAAGACCCCGCAGACGGGATCAGGGACGCCCACTGGACCTCTGTGACTGTGCCGTCGTAGCCGGCTGATGTGATGGCCATCTATTTGCTCCTCAGCATTCGTATGTCAGCTGCGTTCTTCCGCAGAGCGCGCGCGAAAATCAGGTCTGTTGAGTCCGTTACGTCGCCGACCTTGGGGGATACTTCCAGACCCTTTTCCCTGGTCCATGAGATCTCCGCTTCCCGGAGCGTGTCCGTGACCGTCAGTGCCGGTCCTACTCTCAGGGTGACCAAGTCACCGCGCCTGACGCCGGTTGGCCCGTAGCGGAAGTTCTTCGTCTGGGAGAACTTGATCTTCAGCCCGGATTTCTCCTGGGTTTCCGCCAAGGTCTCGGCAGCGCGCTGGTCGTAGACTCCGGCGTTGGAAGTGTCCCGGGCGTCCTTGAAGACCTCGATCAAATCACCCCATGCCGCCTCCCGCGCAGTATCGGCGAAGGGGTAGAAGGCGCGGGACGTTCCGTCGCCCTGTCCGCCGATCACGCCCCGGGTGGCTTCAGGCGCTGCGTTCGACCAGGACCATTCCGTGATAACACCCGACGCCTCAGACAGCTCCCTGGGGTAGGTTCGCGGCGCGTAGCAGTCCACGACCAGGCCGGCCCCTGACTGCTTGACCGTGACTCCCAACCCGGCCGTTTCAACTGCCGGGAACAACCGGTCGTAAAGCGGATGGAAGCGGGTACTGACCGTGATGTTCTGGCCGCGGCCCTGATCGGTCGCTACCGTAACGGGAAGGCCCAGTCGGGTGATGGCGTTCTTGGTGACCAGGTCCTTCACTACCGTTTCAGCTGCGCCCGCCACTGTGTAGTACTCGGCCGTCTGCCCTGTCAGGGACGCCCCGGGCACCGGCCAGCCCAGCACCCTGGACAGCAACCGGAAATCGTCCTCCACGGTCATGCTGATCTTCCCCTGAGCGTAGGGTCCGCTCCCGGCCCGGAGCCGCACCGGACCAGAGATGATCTGCTCCCCGGCGAACTCGCAGGTAAGACGCGCCCCCTGGGCCGCCAGCAGCGCCAACTTCGCGTTATTGGACGCAACGGTGAAATCGAGGCTCCCAGCGAGGTTGTGCCGGGGTACCGCAGTGACCGCGAGCGCATCGCCAAGCCAGCCGACACGGCGGAAGGCCTTGTCGTAAATGGTCAACGCGAAGGGGTTCTCCACCGAGTCACCATGCCCTCTCGTACAACGGCGTGATCTGCGCCTGGATGCTTCCGCCGCCGGTCATGCTGATCGACAAGGGCCGGTTTTGTCCGGCCGGAATCGGCGCGAACGCTGAAGCTCCGAGGTCCGCGGTTCGATCCACAGGATTGGCGAGCACCGCTGGCACCTGGCCCGAGGGCGGGGTGTAGTCGTACATGACGGCTGTCTGGACTGTGGGGTCGGTGTCGATGACCACGGCCTTCCCGGCAGGGATGGTGAAAGGGACCACCGTCTGTGAGGCTCCCACCCCAACGGAGGCGGTGGATGAGTCCCCGATGATGGTCCACAGCGGCCACGCGTCTTCGTCACCAGGGTTTGACATCGCCGCTGTGGAGAGCGTCGAGCCAGACGCGATGTTGAAAGGCGCGGCCTTGGCTGCCCCGTTGAAGAAGTCGGTGGCCGTGGCGGCCTTCCATGCGCTGACAACCGCGTCCCCGTACCAGAACGGCTGGTCGGCCACGAGCTTTAGCCCGTAGGCTGCCCAGCCGTTCTGGAAGGGGTCCATCTCGAAGGCGTGGGAACCGTCGTCTACGAACCTGCACCGAAGGGACCTGGCGGACCCGTTGGCACGTGTCACAGTCCACGTGCCGTACTTCTCGGCATGCATCGTCCGCCAAAAGGCCTGATCCCGACCGATCCAATCCTCAGTCCCGTCGTCGGAGTAGACGAAGATGGGCCAGAACACCGGCCGGGCGTTTGCGATCGCCCCACGGAAGAACTGTCCGGGGACAGAGGGAGATGCCTGCACCCATTGAGTCCTTGGAGGCTTACCCAGCCCCTCAACTCCCTTCATCTGGAGGAAGACGCCCCCGGACGGATCGTTTAGATGCCAGAGGGAACCGTCCCAACCCGCCCAGGTCACATCCATGCCCCGCCATGGGCTGACGGGCAACGGCGGTGCCGGTGCCGCCGCCCCATACATCTGATCCATCTAGACCCCTGCCGCGATAGCACGCAGCCCGTTGACCTGGGATGCCCGCCGCTTCTGCACATTGATTTCCGTCACAATGTCCTCCGGATTCCCATAAACGTTGCCCATGATTGTCACTCCCGCGTCTCCACCGAGGCCGTTCCCACCCGTGGCCGTGGAACCAGCCATCGCCGCCGAGTAGTGCGGTACAGCTGGGATGTTCACGAGACTTGTCATAGTCGAGGTGATATCGGACTTCATGTCCTCAGCGCCCAGGACTACGCCCTCGCCGATGTTGCGGCCGAAGCCACGGAACACCTTGGACGGGGAGGCGATACCCAGCGCTGCCTTGAACGGGCCCACGATCCAGCCCGGGATCAGGCTCAAGAAGAAGTTCCCGATCGTGCCGGCCAGGGACCTGATGCCGTCCATGAGGCCCTCAACGATGCTCTTGCCGATGCCGTACAGCCAGTTCCCCGCGCCGGCGAGCGCCCCCATGATCGCGCCGCCCAGCCCGGACAAGGCACTGACGACGTTGCCGATCATGCCGGAAACCCCGGAGACGATGTTGTTCCAGATGCCGCTGAGGAATCCCGCGACCTGGCCGAACACCGAGCTGATGAAACCCCACGCTGCGCCGAAGCCGGAGCTGATGGCTCCCCACACTGCACCTACCGCGCCGGCGATCACGCCGACGATGGTGTTCCAGATGCCGGCGATGAATCCGCCGACAGTGGTGAAGATGCTGCTGATGAAGCCCCAGACCGCGCTGAACACCGAGGTGATGACGCCCCAGATGGCGGATAGGACCCCGGTCACGATGCCGAAGTACCAGTTCCAGACACCAATAAAGAAGCCGCCAATTGCGTTGAAGATGCTGACGACGACGTTCCAGATCGCTGTGAGCTGATCGCCGTGGACCTTCCAGAACTCGATCAGGATGTTCGTGACCAGGGAAACGACCCAGTTCCATGCCCCGGCGATGAAGTTACCGATGCTGGTGAAGATCGTGACGATGAAATTCCAGATGTCGGTGACGGTGGCGATGATCGGGGCGGCGAACGCGGTCCACGAGCTGACAACCATGCCGATGTACCAGTTCCAGATCCCGGCGAGGAAGTTGCCGATGCCGGTGAAGATGCTGACAAAGAAGTCGCCGATTCCGGTCAGCGCGCCGCCGAAGACCGCCCACAGCAGGTTCATGGCGTAGCCGACGTAGGCGACGATGCCGTTCCAGATCCCGCTGAAGATGTCCCCGATGCCCCGCCAGACCATGTCCCAGTTCCCGGATATGATCCCGGTGACCACCTCGATCACTCCCATGACGATCTGCATTACTGCCTGGATGATGGAGGCGATTCCGTTGAACACGACCACGACGATGGGCATGAGTCCCTGGATGACCGGGACAAGCATGTTCGCGAGCGTCACGATGAGCGGACCCAGTGCGGACACGATATTCCCGATTACCGCCACCAGGGGCGGGAGGACCTGCTGGATGAGCTGGACGAAAATCGGGGCGAGCTGCGTGATCAGCGTCGCGACCAGCGGGACCACCGCGGCGATCACTTGAGCCACGATGGGCACCAGGATCGCGAAGGTCTGTGCCAGCTGCCCAATCAGGGAAACGACGACCGGCAGCAGCTGCACGAACGCGCCCGAGAGTGTTGCGATGATCACCTGGGACAGCTGCGTGAACACCGGTGCCAGCTGCATCACCGTGGACAGCAGTGTGCCGCCGATCGTGGAGGCCAGCTGCCCGAATGCTGACAGCAGCTGTGGGAGGACGGGCTCCAGTGACTTGAAGACGATCTGCAGCGGTGAGAACGCCGATGCCAGGCCGATGATCTGCGGAAGCATCGGGCCGATCGCTGCACCGAAGCTGGAGATCGCCGGTCCGATTTGATCGAACAAGCCGCGTGCCTTCAGGCCCAGCCCCTCAAGGAAACCGGCGAAACCCGAAGACGTCACGTCATCCCCACCGGCTTTGAATGCTGCGAAGAAGGCCCTGATGCCCCCGGTCACTTCCCGGGCACCGTTGCCGATCCGTTCCATAACCCCAGCAAAACCGGAGGATGTCACATCCCCGTCCCCGGCCTTGAACGCTGCGAACATTGCGCGGAAACCGCCGCCAATAAGGTCGGTGACGCCGCGGAAGGCCTCACCTATCTTGTAGGCTGCGACCAGCACGCCGGAGGTTGCCCCGGACATGTCCAGGTTCGGCATCTTAAAACCGGAGACAAGGTTGTGGAACGTGTCCCCAACCTTGAGGATGGCGTCCCGGACGCCGAAGAGGAAGCCGACAATTGCCGAGTCCTCCTGCACGCCGAGCGCCTTGCCCAGTCCGCCGGTGAAGTCGCCCTTGGTGAAGAGCGTGATGATGCCGTCCATGGCTGCCCGGACCCTGTCGGCGAACGCCTGCACGTGGCCGGCGAGTGCCATGACCGGGCCGCGGGCTGCGGAGAAGGCCTGGGTCATCAGCTGGATGACGGGAATCATGATGGAGCGGCCCACGTTGGCCCAGGCGGTCAGGATCGGCAGCGCCGTGGAGCCAAGGGCGATGTGCATACCCTGGATGCTGGTGTTGTACTCACGGAGGCCAGCCTTAGCGGCACTGAAGATTTTCTTGTCGGTGTCGTCCAGGATCAGGCCCATTTTTCCGGCCTGCCCGGTGAGCTTGGCGATGCCTTCCGATCCCTGGTTGAGGAACGGGAGCATCTGGGCGCCGGAGCGGCCGAAGAGCTGCATGGCGAGCGCGGTCTTCTCCGCGCCGTCGGGCATGGATTTGAACTTGTCCGCCAGCCCGGGCATGATCTCGGACATTGGTTTGACGTTGCCGGAGGCATCTTTGAAGTCGGTGCCGAGCTTCTTGACCATGTCCGCGGATTTGCCGGCGTCGCCAGCTGCGTTGCCGAGGTTCTTCGAGAAGATCGTTAGGCCGCCGGAGGCTGCGTCCACGTCCACACCGGAGAGCTGGATCGCCCCGCGGAGCCCGGAGAACTGGGTGATTGTGCCGCCGGCTATCCTTCCGAAGCCGTTCACCGCGCCCTGATAGGACTGGAAATCGGCGACCGAGTCCTTGACGAGCTTTCCGACCGAGAGGCCCGCTACGATGCCCGCGATGGGCAGCGCGAATTTCTTGATGCCACCCATCAGCGCGGCGCCCAGTGAAGCCCCGCCCTCGGCACCGGCAACAGCCGATGCCGGGGACAGCTGCTCGCTGATCTTTTGAGAGGCTCCCTTGAGCGATGGGACCAGGGCGATGTACGCGGTTGCCAGTTCTACAGCGCCCAAGGGGCCGCCTCCTCTGTTCAGTTGTGGTGTTAGGTCGGCGCCGGCCAGCCGAGCCGTGCGTTCATTTCTTCGATGCTGACGGCCTTGCCTCTGGCGAGGACTTCGCCGTCGTCGGCCTGCGGCGCCCCTGCTCCTGGGCGGGGGAGCCGCTCGGGTTTCTTCGCGTGCTCGTCGCCCGCGCGCTGCCAGTTCGCGGCGGCCAGAAGGTCAAAGACCCCGGCGAGGAGGTGGTTCCGGAGATCCCACTCGCCCTCTTCCCCGGCCACTGCACGGAAGAGCGCCGACCCGCGGGGGGACTGGCGAACGATCGCGAGCAGGTCACTCCAAGTCAGCCGGTCCGTGCCCAGCCAGCGCAGCCGCAGCCCGAGGGCGATCAGGTCATACTCGAGGGGCTCCCGGTGCTCATCGATCAGCTCCAGGAGCCCGTTTATTCCCCCAGTTCAATCCCGGAGTGGGCGAAGAACGCCTTCTGGAACTGCTCAAACTCCTGCTTGCGCATGCTGTCGATCGCGGCGAGGGTCTCGTCATCGGCGAGCGCTTCGAGGACGGTGAAGAACTGGTCGTCCGGGGCGAGCTTGCGATTCTTGCGGGCGAAACCGGCGTCCAGGGTGTCGGCTGAGGCGAGGGTGTAGGTCTGGCCGTGGTGTTCGAACTCGAACGGTTCGGTTTCCGCTGAGTCGTTGACGGCCTTGGTCTGGCGGTCCTGGGGTTTGCGGGGTGCAGCCATGTGCGGGCTCCTTGATGTGGTGGTGTGCGGACCGGGATGTGGTGGAGCAGGTGGCAGGGGTCAAGGGTCCGCACGACAAACCCCTGCCACCCGAATGTGGGACTAGGCCGTCTTCTGGCCGTCGTCGCTGTACTGGTAGAAATAGGCGCCAGTGGCGTCGGGGAACGCCTGCAGCGTGGCGTCCGCCGCGGCGATCGCGTCGTCCTTGAACGTGGTGTCGCCGACGTCCATGACCTTGGCAATGGGGAAGACCACGCGGACCTTTGCCTGGTCGGAGAACACCTCGATGACCCACACCTTGCGGGGCGTCGGGGCGGAGGTGCCGGTGACCTTCAGGAGGTTGCCCTTGGTAGCCGTCGCGGGGGTGGCTACCACGTTTGCGTCACCGTAGATGAGGCCCTGGACAATTTTGTTCAGGAGCTCGGCCATGGCCAGCTTGATGGTGACGTCCATGCCCTTCTTTGTCGCGGCAATGGTGTCGCCGCCCCAAGCTGCGATGGTGCCGGTGTTGCGCTTCTCCGACTTGGTCACGCCATTGTCCGTGACGTAGCCGACCGGCGTGTAGGCCGGGTCAAGCGCGGTGGTGGCGTCGGTCGGCAGCACGGTCCCGAGCGGGGCCACGGAAATTCCACCGGTGACGAGTGGCTTACCAACAACCACATTGTTTACTGAGTTAGTCATGACTGACCCTTTCCAAGTGAGTTTGCGGACCCTCGGATTTGGTTAGACGGTTACTGCGGTGCCGCGTGCACGGATCTGGAAGCTCATGGTGAACCGGATCTGCGCGGTAGTAGGGTCAGGGAGATCTCCAGGGCCGCCAAACTCACGGACGCCGAACACCTTCGCGTCGGCTGCATTGAGGACGGCCCGGGCATCGTTGAGCAGCGAGGAGGCCCGGGCCTTATCCTGAGCCCACGCTTCAACGGTGATCTGAGCGGCCTCGGAACGGATCGTTTCCCTGGGCCCGCCCGTGCGCAGGACCAGGATGAATTCCGCCGGCCTTGTGGGCGGGACTTTCGTCCCGATGTGCAGGCCAGTCAGCAGCGGTGATGCGCGAAGGTGATCACACACCAGCTGGGGGACGTCGGGGAACTTGACGCCCTCAGCCACGGCCTGCGTCCAGTGCAGAAGTCAGCGACCGCGTGGTGGCCTCAGACTTGCGTGCCGCATAGTCCGCCGTGCCCACGGAGACGCGGGCACGGGTGGGCGTAAAGGATGCGGTCACGTCGAACGTTCCGTCCCCGGCAGCGGCAGCAATCGCGTTACCGCGCCGTAGCAGCTCGGCCTGAACTTCCGGTGACTTCAGGATCGCAATGAACTGCGAGTCATTGATCTCCAGTTTCTCCAACATCGTTCTCACCACCCACTGGCTCAAGCAACGCCTCGGTGTAGGCGTAGTTGTCCAGGGCGTCGGACCACACCGCGGTCCCCGTGACCACGAATTTTCCACCGCCGTGGTCAATCTGGTCTCCAACGCTAAGTCGATTCGGCGTTTCGATTCGAATGGTCATTAGCCTCTCCAATCCTGCAGAACTATCTCGACGTAATCGAGGCGGCCGCTGAGGGAGTCCCAAGCCGCCGGATGGCCATACACCGTGTAAACCTCGCCGTTGTACCGGACCCTGTTGTAGGCACCAATCTGCGTGCCGGGAGGTGCAAACACTGTCCAGGCCACCAGCACCTGGTCACGGTTCAGCAGGTACTCCTGCGTGGTCCCCGGCTCGACCTCGCAGCCCTTGACCTCCACCTCGGTGGGCGGCAATGACCAATCGTCCACCTGCTCTTGGGAGTATGGGTCAGTCGACTTCTGGGCAGTAAGCACCGTGATGGTCTTGCGCCCCAACGGCCGCCCCATCATGCTGACCTTGCGAGCCGGTAGGCGGCGAGCGCCATGGATTCCATTGCGGTGAACCCGGCAGATTCGATGTTGTATTTCACTTGGCGTTGCCCGATCCGTTCCATGTCCACGGCGATGGGAGTTGCGTAGTAGCGACCTGCGAGGCCAGTGCAAACGCCGGCGAGTTCTGGCGGCACCGTGATGTAGCCGTGCCCGTAGGTGACGCGCCAGGATTCCTCGTCCGTGGGCCACCGAACGCCGGTGCCGGGCCGTGCCTTGATGGTTCCGGTCCGGCGGGATACCTTGTACGCGCTGGGCGGTACCGCGCTCCACGTGAGCCCGCCGTCGCTGCTTATTTCAACCAGATCGACCGACAGGACCGGGCACTCCTTGAGGGACGCGAAGGATCCATTGACCGGGTCCACGTATTCGAGGTCTCCAGGCACCACGGTGATGACCTGGTCGATGGCTCGACGGATCATGCCGGAGGCGACAGTCAACAGGAACGTGGCCGCGGGGTCGTCTGCAGCGATGGTCTGCTGCATGAAGGCGGACAACTGGTCAACCGTGGCCAGATTGGGGAGCGCAGGTGCTGGAAGCCCGTACACGGTCACGTTCCCTTACTCCGCTGGGTCAACCGGTGCTGGATCGGCGGGGGCGGGTTCAGCTGGGGCTTCCTGCGCTCGTTCGGTTTCCGGTGCCGGCGGTTCGATGACCTTGTTCGCTACCCCGGGAAGGCCCGGAAAGTTCACTGTCACCGGGCCTGGGGTTTCTACGCGAATGATGACGTCCTCCGTGTAGTGGCTGACTTCGATGGTGCCGGGGGCTTCGTATTCGACGTTGCCGCTGCTCTGGTTTTCCGCGGGCTGTTCGGCAGTGACGGGCGTTCCGTCGAACTCGACGTTGCCCGTGGATTCCACGAGGGAGAGATCCTGGTCCTCGGATTTGGTTCTGCGTGCCATGGTGACCTTCTTTCAGGGTTAGGCAGGGGGCTGCGCTGCTGCCCCGGGCGCGGTGGAAGTCACGCCCGGGGCAGCAGGGAAAGCGGGGCCTTGGTTACAGGCCGGTGACTTGGCCGAAGGCACCCGGACGGTACACGGCCAGCGCGAGGCGTTCCTCAGCACGGATGGCCGTGAGGTTCTTCTGGAAGAAGTCGGCGTGGGAGTTGGAGGCTTCCACGGTGATTCCGCCCTTCCGGAAGATCTGGCCGCCCTGCTGGAACGCGCCGACCAGGGAGCTGTTCGCTGCCAGCGCCGGGGTCACGGCGACGCGCTTGCCCCAGAGAGACTGGTTCTGTTCGCTGACGAACGGGCCCGAGGCGTAGTAGGCGCCCTGGCTGTTCTTGGACAGGACCTGCGTCTGCCAGCCCAGCGGGTCGATGACGATCGCGTCCGGCTCCAGGAAGGCCGTGGTGCGGATCTGGGTGATCTGCCGGTAGATCGCGTCCATGCCGTTGTCCGCGGCGACCGAAGGGGCGGTGCCCTTCACGATCGGGGTTGCGAGGCCGGGACGGTTCAGCAGTCCGACGAGGTTCGCACCGGTGCCGTCACCGTTCAGCAGCTGCGCCTCCTCGGCGAGCTTGATGAACAGGATCAGGCGGGCATCGATGTAGGACTGCGCCTGCGCCCAGTCCTCGAGCATCTCGTCCGAGATCGGGAGGAACGTGGCCACCTTGTGGAGGACCTCGTCCACCTTGGAGAACGACAGCGCCGATTCGGGCTTCAGGCCGCCTTCAGCGACCGCTGCTGCGGCGTTGGTGATGGCGGTCTCCACGAGGTAGCGGATCAGCGGGGTGCTGGTCGTGCCGCCCGGGAAGAGGTCCGAGATGGTCAGCTGGCGGGTCTTGATGTCCACGACTCCGGGCAGGACCGTGGGGTTCTGGACGGTCGCGTAGCCGCCGCCGGGGGTGCCCGCGGTGCCTTCGGTGAGGGTCGTCTTGACCTCCACGTCGCCGGTGGACCACTGGCCGCCCTTGAGGCCGCGCTCGACCAGGCCCTTGTATCCGGCCGACTGGACGAACTGGGCGCCGATGGACTTCGCACCCGTGTTGGGCTGGTCGGCCGGTGCTTCGTCACCGGTCTCGACGCCGGCGGCGGCGAGGAAGCTCTTTCGCTTCTCCTCCACGAACTCGATGGACTTGATTTCGTCCATCCACTTCTTGATGTCGGCCTCGATGGGATCGAGGGCGTTCTTCTGTTCGGCGAAGGTCATGGTGGTCGATTCGGCGACCTCCAGGCCCTTCTTGGACAGTTCGCGGACCTTGTTCTTCGCTTCAAGCAGAGTAGGCATGGTGATTCCTTTCCGGATCAGTCTTCAATGAGGTTTTGCAGCATCCGGAGCCGGGCGGCCCTGGCGCTTATTTCGGTTGAAGGCCCATCGACTACGGGGGCAGACTTCGCGCCGGCTGCGGGGGCCACGGGGGCGCCGGCTGCGGGGGCTGGGTCTGTGCCGGAAGCACCAGAAGCATCTTCATCGGGGTCGGGCGTGACGGTTTCCATCACGTCCACCGGCACCGCGTCACCCGTGAGGGTGACCACGCTGCCGTCGTCTTGGTACGACTGCTTGTAGGTCTCGCAGTCGTAGGTTTCGGGGTTCTCCAGTTCGAACACCAGGTAGCCGCCGCCGTTGCCGTCCGGGACGGTCCCCCGGAGCCAGCACCAAGCGCCGGGGTTGGCGTCCTGGAGCGCGTCGCGCGCACGGTCCTGGGTGGCTTCCAGCGATCCGGCGATGCTTTTCGCTGTCTGCCTGGCGCTGCGCCGGAAGGCCTTCGCCGCAGTGCAGTCAGCGCCCAGCGTCGCGGCGTGGTCGTGGATGCCCTGGATCATCTCGGCGTCCGCCGCGCTGTTCCGGGCACCGGCCTTGATGCCCTTGGAAGACAGGACTACCGCTTCCCGGTTGGAGGGGATCGCCACGAACGCGCCGTTGAGAAGCTCGCGCTTGGTGACCGTCGCGCCGTCCTTCTGGGTCTTCTCGGTCATGAACGCCACCGACGTCCTGTCGATGTGGCCTTCCTTCACGAGCGTCCGGACCTCCTGGGCCCGGGGAAGGGAAGAGAACGTGCCGGAGACAATCAGGTTGCCGGTTTTCTCATCGATACTCGGCGTCCCGGAGCCCACAGTGGTGGCCACGCTCATGCCGTGGTCGGAGTCGAACGTGATCTTCTCCGGCAGCGGGAGCTTCCAGTCATCGGGAAGCAGCGTGTCCCCATCCCGGTCCTTCGTCGGAGCGGAGAGCACCACCTGGAACGTGCCGGGGAACTCGTCGTCACCGCCGGTGGGCGTGATCGTGGCGTCCTTGCGAACAATGGTCATGGCCTAGCCTTCCTTGCTGAATTGGAGGTCGCAGGAGCAGCCGGCCACCTCATCGGCGCCGCCGCTGAAGTCGCCGGGTCCGTTCATCCCGTTACTGAAGGGCTCGTTCAAGCCCACGGTTTCCCCGTCCATCACTGCGTGCGAGGGGCGGGGGTTGGCCGCGGTAACCACCCATGTCTTCGTGCGGGCATCGGCCTGCTCGGCCCCGACGATGGACGCAAGTCCTGCAATCGCGCCGACCCTTGACAGGCTGATCTGATCGGCGCGGGCGGCCATGGTGCCGTCGAAGAATCCGTCTATGTCCGGGTCCTCTGTGTCGTCGCCGGATTGCCGGTCAAGGAGGTCCTGCAGCTGCTTGGCCGTCGTCGCGTTGATGTTCTTCGCCGACTTCGCGGCATCGCTGCCCAGCCACTCCGCCAGCTGGTCCGGGTTGTACTTACCGCCCAGCACCTCGGCCACGTGGGAGCCGATCGCCGTTGATGTCGCCACGGCGAGCGGTTCAAGGATCGCCGCCAGCTCGTCGTCCCACTCTTCGGGGTCGAACCCATCCACTGACTTGGACGCACGCGCGGCTTTCACCGCGGCCCCCTGCCTGGCGAAGAACTTCCGCAGTTCTGTGGCGTGTTGCTCGATGAGGCTTTCCCGGATCTTGGACTTATTGCCCTTGACCCGCGCGAGTTTTCCCATCACGGCACGAACCGTGACCGCCTTCCCAGCCTCCGGGGCCGGCAGCGGCAGGGGCATCGGCATGACCGTCCCGTCCGTCGCCACCTGCTGCGGAGAGGCAGCGTTGGAGCCCAGAGGGACCAGCGCCGCGTTGCCGTAGAGCTTGTCCGCCTCCGGGCCGGCTGGGGCGAGATTGAACATCGGCCGGCCCTCGGCAGGCTTCAGGACGCCCACCTGGATCAGCTTGTTCACGGACTCAGCGCGAACCTCGAAGTCCCCACGAAGGACCTCATCCATGTTGAACCGGGTGAAGACCTCGCCCGGTGCGTAGAAGTCCGGCACCAGCTGGTGGTTGATGACCGATTCGAAGTCCACGAACCGGGGAGCCATCGTGTCCCTGTACAAGGAGCGGAGCTGCTCGGTGACGTTGGAGAACGTGGCGTGGTCCAGGATGTGCACGGCGGGTGGCGGGACATCGTAGGCGGCGCACACCTCTTCCCGGTTGAGCTTCCGGGACTCGATGTACTGCATTTCCTCCATGTTCAGCTGGATGATGGTCGGCTTGATGCCTTCCTCAAAGACCGCCGTGCCGCCCATGTTGTCCGCCCCGCCGTGCGCCGCGTTGAACTGGGCCTTCAGCCGGTCAATGGCTCCCTGGCTCAGGGTCGCGTCAGTGGACAGCACCACCGAGGGGCGTGCGCCCTTGTCCCAGAAGCTGGCCGTGGCGCGCCGTGAGGCGTCCTCATTCAGCAGCGTCATCCGCAGGCTTTCCAGGTTGGAAAGGCCGCGGTTCAGGGTGTCCGGGTTGTAGGTAGTGAAGGCCACGACGTCGGACTCCGGAATGGGCGGGAGCATGGACACGTCACGGACGCCGGCGGAGTAGATGTAACCCAGCGACCCGTCAGGCATCCTTCTGACCACCACGTTCGTGGGGTGCATCGGGTGCAGCTCACGGACGTTGCCCCTGTCGTCGCGGAGCTTCAGCCAGAACGCCTCGCCGTAGATATCCCTGGTCGAGGACGTCCACTGCCACAGCTTGAATCCGCTCATCCGTGGGTTGGGCCGCAGCATGAGATCCGTCAGCGGGCCGGCCTCAGGGGTCTGCTCGTTCCCAACGCCTGCGCGCTTGATGTCGAACGGCATCCGGGCGGTTGCCATGGCCAGCTTCCGGACCAGCGTGCCGACCCACATCTGGGACTTGTACAGGGCCCCGTAAGCCGCCCACATGCCGGAGAGCTGCATGGACCCTGAGCTGTAGTAGGAGGCGTCCGCGAACATCGGGGTGCGGTCGCCGATCGTGTCAACCTGGTTGGGGACTACGGCTCCATCGGAAAGGAACACTTGACCTCCTCTTAGGTTGTGACTGCCTGCATGTACTTGATCCGCTGCCGGGGGAGCCACTGGTAACCGTCCAGCTTCAGCCGGTCCCCGGTCACGCCCACGGAGTAGGCAGCGGCCAGGACAACGTGTTCGTCGTCCCATTCCACGAGGACGCCCTCGAAGGCTTCCTCGGTGTCGATGGTGATCAGGAACTTGCCGCGCTCGGCATCCCGGAGCAGCCTGTCTTTGCGAGCCATTCCGGACCCCTTTCGTCAGAGGACCAGCAGGTCCTGCGTTTCGTACTTGCTGACCTTCTCGGGGGCCGTACCGTGTACCAGGAAGCAGCCCGCCGCGCCGGTCACCGCCACCAGCGGGGCGACGTCGTTCGGCGACTTGCCGCGGTCCCAGAAGAAAGCGTCACCGGACGGTTTCGCCAGGGCGGTTGCTGCGGCCACGTTCAGGATCGGCTGGCCCGGGTGGCTGATGTCCGGTTCCACGTCTTCCGGCTTGATCGGCTCGCCGTCCTCGTCCATCTCCTGGCCCCGGACACGGTCGTAGAACATGCCGGTCCAGCGGGACAGGTCCGCGCCTTCCCAGGGGATGACGTTCAGCCCGTCAATGGCCTCCAGCTCGGGGAGCAGGGACGATACCGGGGCGCCGTTCTTCTGCAGCGTCACCCCGACAAGATCTGGGTTGCTCTTGCGGGCCACGCTCTGCCCTTCAGGGGGCGAATCGAACCACGGGCCCACCCACGCCGTGCCGGAGCGGGAGGCGACCACCTGGACGCGGAGAACGCCGTCTGCGTTGAAGCCCGCGACTCCGATATGGGCGGTCGTGCGGTCCCAGGACACATCCACGCAGAAAGCGAACTTCCCGACGATCCTGTCTTCCCGGTCTGCACCCTTCTCCCACCGGCCAGGGGGGAACGGGCCGTCCGCCGTCGTGTCCAGCCACTGGCAGAACACCTCCGTCCGGACCAGGCCCTCAGGTTCGCCCTTCACAGCGGCCGCGATTGCCTTCTCAAGACTTGGGACGTGCCCGGTGGATGGATTCGACTGGGCCCAGCCGTGCCGGTCCCACATCGACATTCCCGGAGCCATCGACCATTCGAACAAGCCCAGCGAATCCGCATCCGCCTCGTCGTCCTCATCCAGGTCCGGCATGACGACGTCTTCCAGCCCGTCAGGGTTACCCAACGCCATGTGCGCCATGTTCCGAAGGAAGCGCAGCACGATCGAGGAAGCATCGCCGGCGTTTGAAACGGCCCAGACCTGCGCGTAGAAACGCGCCATGGTCGTCTTGGAGATCGCCGCCCAGGCATCCCAACTGGAATGCTCGCGCAACTCATCAAGGACAACCAAGTCAGCGGAAAGGCCACGGCCACCGCGGCGGTTCGCCGCCTGCACCTTGTACCGTTCACCGCTGGACAGCTCCAGGGCCTTCTTGCCGTTGGTCTTATCGATCCGCTCGATTTCGTCCTTGAGTTCCGGGACACCTTCAGCGAGCTCTACGGCGCCCCGCCAGACCTCCTCAGCAATGTCCAGATTCTGTGCCGTGCCGATAGTCAGCTTCGCGGCGTCCATGTACATCCGCCACAGCGTGAGGACCTGCATCAGGGTGGACTTGCCGTTCTGCCTGGCAACCAGCAGAACGACCGTCCGGAAGCGGAAGGACCCATCCTCGTTTAGTTCAAGGGCATGGATCAGCAGCCACTTCTGCCAAGGGAACAGAGGGATATCCAGGACCTGCTCAGCGAAGTCGATGCACTCAAAGCCCTTCGACGTTTCCCTGGTCAGCTCCCGGCGCTCCGGGGTGTAGATCCGCGGGACTTCGCAGCCGTACAGTTTCGGTTTGCCGGCCGCGATCGCCATGGATTACACCGCCTCCCGACCCCCACGCAGAAGCTCCAGCCGGCTCTTCTTCTTTTCAGCCGGTTTGCCGAGGCCGGCACGCTGCATGGGCGTCCCGCCAAGTTCCTTGAGCATGTTGAACAAGTGCGGGCCGAGGTACATCACGGATACGGCCTCTTTGCCGCCGGTCTTGGCCACCGCCTCGATCATGTGGGCGTACCGTTCGGCGAGCGCCACCAAGCCCTTGTCCCTGTCCTCGGTATCCATCTTGGCGATGGCGTCCCGTACTTCTGCGAGCAGCGAAGGCCCGTCGAAGGCAGCGAACGCGATCGGGTCCGGCGGCAGCGGCGTCTTGAAGTTCACCTGACGCGGAGCCCGGGGATCTTCGCCGGCGGCTTCCCTGGCATCAAACACCCAGCGGCCAAGCGTCTGCTCCGGGATGTCCAACTCGCGTCCGACGTCGGCAATGGCCCGGCCAGTGTTCAGGACCAGGTTGGCGGCTTCCCGCTTGTACTCCGCGGTGTACCTGCGGCGCTTGCGGGCCATCAGCGGGACACCCCAAAAAGTGCATCTGGGTGCTCGTTCGCGGCCCGGGTGATTGCGGCGAAGTATCGAAATGCGCCGGCGAAACTTCCCCAGCCATTCGCTGGTGCCATGTATTCCAGCGTCCGGCGGCGCACAAACATTTCCAGTAGGCCTATGCTCAGCGCGCTGCTGACCTCGGAGCCCTTCTTTCCGTCGATACCAGCCAATCCGTCAAGCGATGGGCAGGCCTTGCGCCACATCGGAGCAACATTGCTCGTCATGTTGCCGAGATCCAGATAGGTGGAGAACCGGTTGGGCGCGGGCTCTACCGTAGCCCAAACGTCGTAGCTCAACTGGCCTCCTCGGGGTCGGGGTTTTCGCTAAGGGGGGTGGGGGTACGGGGAGGGGGAGGACACTACCCGGCGAAGCCTCCCGGCCCGTCAGGTTCTAGAGATTTTCCGGCCCCTACCCGCCGTCGCGGTGGTGGATTCGGCGTCGTCGCCGTCGTCACCACGTCTGCAAAGCAGACCCGAGACCGGGCCTCTCGTCTCGGTCGCCCCGCGCCTTATTGCATCGAAGATGCGTGCTGCGCAGATTCGTTGGCTCCTCGGCAAGGTGCGGGTGCGTACTCCGAGGCTTGATGTGGTCAACGCTGAAGCTGTCCTCATCCGGATACTGCAGCCTGTAGTCAATCGGCTGTTGGCAGATCGCACAGCCCAATCGCTTGGCCCGCTGGTTAGCGACCAGCATGCGCCACTTGCCGCCAGCCCGGCCTGCTCGCTTACTCACAGCGGCGGCACACTTCACTGAGCGTGTCGAACGGCCGGCTAAACCAGCGGCATCCTCCGCTGCGCCTGTTGTGCGGGCCGAAGAGGTTCATAATCGAGGCGAGCATTCGACCTCCTGCACACATGGGAAGAGCCCCGCCGGCTAACCGGTCGAGGCTCTGAATTGTGGCTGGGTGCGAAACACCAGCTCACCCCATAATTTAGACGACTAAGTCAAGCATCCCCAGTATTGCCGCCGTGTCGGCGTGGCGTCATTGGGGGGGCCAGCGCAAAGTCTTCCTGCATCTGCGTCGCTGCCCGGGCAATGTCGTCGTCTGCAATACACCAAGCAAGCCCCAGGTTGCGGAGGACTTCGGCCGCCGGCCTGAACGCAGCAGCTAGTCCCTCAACCAGATGACTGGTACTCCGGAGATGGCGCTGCTGCCGCTCGATGGCTCGGAAGTGGTCCGGCTTTGTCCACGTCTTGCGGCACAGCTTGCATGTGTAGGTCCAGCGGGCTTTGCCCTCTTTGCGAATCATGCCTTCCTCCCGGTTAGGTACTTCTTTTTGAGTGCATCCCTGACCCTGCTTGGCCTCGGGGCACGGCGGCCGGCTGTTGCGAACCACTGATCGGCCGGCACGCGGTGGGTGATGTCCAGGCTGCACCGGATGACCACGCGGCCATCGCCCTGGGACCAGCCCCGAACCTTGCCCGGGCATGGGACCTGCTTGCCCTGGGCGTTGGTGATCCGCTGGTGGCAGTCGCCGTCGATGTCCACTTCCACCGGCGGGGCCTGATAGGCGGCTTCCTTCATCGCGTTCACGACCTTGGCCAGATCCACCCCGACTGCCATCACATGAGCAGCGGACGGGTGAGTGGCCAGATAGTCGACGTGCCAGCGGGAAAGCCAGTCAGCGAGAACTCCGGTGCCGTGATCCATGGGCAGGCGCTGGTCTGGGCGGTCCTGGATCAGCTGGCCCACGGCAAGCCAGATAGCGCGGCGGGCAGCGCGCATGATGTCGGAGACGTCGCCGTTGATCGGCAGCGGCGGGTACAGGTCACCGGTCCCGCCGACACGCTCCGAGGAGACCGCGCGTCCACCAGCTGGTGCAAGCGCGTCCTCAAGGTCAGGCCAGTACTTGGCGACGTCGGCGAGAGCGGACCGGAGCCAGTCGATACAGGCCGGGCACAGGTGGGCGCCGGCGGCGGCCTTCGCTGGGTCCTCGTCGTGGAAGATGCACAGCTCCGGGTACACGGTGCGCTTCTTGGCGAGCGTGTACGGCAGCAAGAGGACTGCGCCGTCAGCCAGCTCGAACCGGTACTTCTCCTCAATGTCCAGGGGAGTGGTCATGCCTTGCCTCTCAGGTCTTGGAGGATGTGGCCGTTCGTCAGGTCCTCTGGTCGCCAGACGCCGGCGTTGAGCTTGGCGAGCTGCATGCTGCTGATCCAGTCGAACTGCTCCGGGCTCAGCCGACCCTTGCTGGTCTTCAGCTCACGGAACAGGGCACGCTGCCGATGCTCACTGACCAGGACGAGATCCGGGAAGCCAGGGACCGACCGGCGGGAATCATGGGTGTGGTAGACCAAGCGGTATCCGTTGAGCTTGGCCAGTTCGATGACAGCAGTCTGGAACTGAGACTCACTCATTGGGTTAGGTGATGAAAGTCGTTGTGCGGGCATGCTCTAGTTCCTGCCTCGTTTCCTGGGGCGTCTTCGCTTTGGTTTGTTCATGGGAGGTTCAGTAGGGAGCCGGGCTCCCTTCCCTACCTGACCCGTCCCGACCCGTCCCGTCCCGACAAGGCTTGGTCTGGGAGACCTGTGACCTAGCCCGGTGCCAGATGACCTACGTGGGTCAGGGGCCGGCTCAACCGTTGCCCCTGCGGATGCGGAGTCGCTGGGCGGGCCGGTGGGTGCCGTTGCCTCGCCCTGTCCCGGAGTGGCCTTCGCGGGCTGCTCGACGGGAGGCGTGTCCTCTGCTGCTGAGTTGGGTCTGGTGTAGGTGGGGGTAACTATGACGTCGTGGTTCGCCAGGAACTCGACTGTTTGCGGCCCGTAGAGCGGCTCCGTTGGAGCAGGCAGGGTTTCCCAGGTGCTGTCCGGATCGTCCGCGCGGCGGCCGTTGCAGGCCTTGCAGCAAACGACGTAGGTCTCTACGGTGGCCCTTCGGCCGGGGTTGGTGTGGTCATAGGACCCGGCGCGGCCTGATACCCGGTCAGACCAGTTGACGGTCTTTCCGCAGTACCTGCACGCGTCCCCATCACGGTGCCGGACCGGCACGGTCAGCTCGGGGTTCCGTTGGTCCTTCTTCCGCTGGTTCGTCCAGGCTCGTTCGTCTTTCAGGATCATGTGGAAGAGGTCGTTGTCTTCGACCAGCTTGAACGCCTGGCGTACCTCCCCGTCAACGATGATCTCCGTGTCCGTGAGGTAGCCGCAGAACTTCGCTGCCTTGACGAGGGCGTTATACCTGCCGAGCGATCCGGCCATCTGGCGAGCTGTGCCAACGGTGATGATGTAGTCCTTCTCGTAGGCGGCCGATTGCGTTGCGCACCGATTCACCCAGCCGAAGCACTCATTTAGGATCCGGTCGTCTGCGTCCTCCATCTCCAGTGCTGAGAGGACGATGGGGTGGTTCGCCGCCGCGTCGCCCTCTTTCAGCCATGGCACTGGATGAACCTGCTTTCGTTACGTTCTTGCGGTCGTGGATTGCCTGCACCAGCGCGATACCCTCGGGATCGGCGAGCGCCGGGTGGGTAGTTGCGGCCAGTTCATGGCGGATTCGGTACTTGCGGGTCTTGAGGGGCAGCTCGTCGCGGCGTTTGTAGGCGCCCCAGTAGCGGGCGTTGTAAGTCCGGCCGATGTCCAGTGTCGGGACGATGATGTAGTTGCCGGTGACGATGATCCGGGCGTCTTCCGGGACGTAGTGCCGACAGCCGTTCGCCGCGAGCCACTCCGCTATGGAGTTGGTAGTGAATGGGTATTTGAGGCTGCTAGCCGTGATCGTCTGCGGCCTCATAGGTGCGGCTCCACGATGTCTACTACGCGGTTGAATACTGCATCGGTGATGTCCTGGACCTTGTTGCCGGTGCTGACGGTGACGGAGCCGTGGAAGCCGCGCCCGTCGCGGAGGAAGTTCGCGTCGTCTGGTTTTGGGTCCGTGGGCAGCTTTCCGCCGCCGGCGTGGGCCAGCTCGGGGAGTCGGTTCATCCAGCCCTCCCGGAACGCGTTCAGCTCGTTGGCGACCGTGGAGTCGTCTTCGGAGCGGATGGGCATCAGGAGGCCGAGGAAGGACTCTCCGCAGCTGATCAGGATGCGCTTGGCGTCCTCGGTGGGTTCGATGACTAGCGGTTCGCCGTAGGCCTGCGAGGCGGTGGCGAAGAGACGGACCAGACGGCCTGCTGCGACCAGGCGTTCCGGCATGACGCGATCGGACAGCACCGCTTGGATCAACAGCCGGCCGAAGGCCAGCGGGAATTCACCGGTGTCGTCTTCCCGCGGGATTTTGAACTCCTTGCCAGGGAAGAGGCCGGAGACGTCCATGAAGGTGATGCTGGAGTCCTTCACGGTGATGCGCAGCGTGTCGCCGATCTCGTCCTCGGGCTGCTTGCCTTTGGCCTTGAAGATCGTCAGGAGCTCCTTGGCAACGTCGGCCGGCAGGTTGAAGGCGTCGTCGTTCACGTCGCCCGTCAGGCCTTCCGCCTCCCACACCGACGCCACAGCGTGGCCCAGCGTGACGGTGTTGCAGGCCGTGACGTGCAGCATGCCGTCCGTTGCGGTGAAGTGCACGACGGCGAGCGCCTGGCTAAGTTTCGGGTCTCCGGTGTGGGGCGTGACGGCCATGAGGGCTTGCCGGAGGTCGAGGGTGTTGACGGTAAGGATCATGCGGCTCTCGCTTTAGTCATTGGTCTCTCCATGGGTAGGGCATTCGGGGTTTGTGGGTCTGGGGTATGCCGGGTGATACCGCCACGCTGGGCAGGTACATCCGGGGGTGGGCTGCCTGCGGCTGCTGGAGCCCATGGCGCACAACTCTGGGCGCTGGTTGCTGCTCATCGGGGTTCAGGAAGCCCTGGAGTAGGCGATGCGTTCGCCCATCGTCTTGGCTCGGGTGACGAGGTCGCCGCGGCCCTTGCGGTAGAGCATCCGTTCCAAGGCGCGGGGGTCTACGCCCAGACGGCTGGTAATTGCATCCCATGCCAGTGCCTGATCGAGTAGGAATTCGACGTCTTCGAGCTGCGCCTCCGAGACGCGGACTGTGCCTTCGACTGGGCGGCCTCGTCCCCGGACAGCAGCGCCGAGGTCGGGCTTCGCGTTGGGGTCGTCAATGGTGTCGTCGTCCCAGGCGAGCGGCGGCGCATATCCGGCTTTGGCGACTCGATTGATGCTGAGCGTGGTCGCCGGACCGCGCTGGTTCCAGATCCGGTCGTACAGCTCTTTGATGGCGTCGTGCTTTTTCTTGGTGAACCAGCCACCTTGCTGGTGCACGATGTTGGCTGTGTTAATGCCCAGCATCGGGGTGAGGTCCTGGTGCCGCCATCCCATGGCCATGAGTGCCTGGATGCGGCGGCGGCCGCCGATGTTCGGTACGAATCCCTCGGGGTTCGATCGTGCGAGGACCGCGTCCGGTGTGACGGCCAGGACGGCTGCCTCCGTCTCCCTGTAGAGGCTTTGTTTGCGCCCGCGGTTTAGGTCGCTGACGATGAATGCGCTGATGCCGGCGACCTCGGCTATTCCCCTGATGGACAGCCCGTGGCTGGCCGTCAGTTCCTGAACGTGTTCCTGTGCTCGGCCTGCCTCAACGATGCGCTTGATACCGCGAGCGCGCTCGACGCGCCACTTCTTCTGCCAGGCGCGGGAGTCGGAAGGCCTTTGCTTCGTCGTGGTTTCGGTCATCGATCTTTCCTTCCTTCTAGCAGCGGCAGTTGCCGTTGTGCGGGTCGATGGGCTTTTTGCAGCTGTCGCACTTGACGACCTTTGGCAGGACGGTGACCAGCTGGCGGGCAGGTGCCGGATTCTTCTGCTCGCTCATGCGGCTTCCCAGCCGTTCAAGTTGGTTCCGGCCTGGCGGCAGGCGCCGATGGTCATCCACCCGTAATCGAAGGCGTCTTCACGTTTCGTGAACTCCGGTTCGGAAATGTGGTGCTGGATGCCCATGCCGTCCCAAAGTGTGAGGAGCCACTTGCCCGCCTCGGTGCGGCGGACGCCGGCTCTTGGAAACTTCGCGTCATCGACCAGGAACGGGTCAGAGGGCGATGGGGCTTCCGGGTCGTTCAGCGCGTCCGCGTGCTCCAGCACCACCCTTTTTGCCTTCCACAGGCGGCCCACGTGGATCACCTCGTCCAAGATGGCCGGCCGGAAACCGCAAAGGCAGATCGGCTCGTTGGCTTCGTTCGTCGTGAGTCCGTGGTTACGCATCGTCGTCTTCCCCTTCTTCAAGCTCTTCTGCTGCGACCTCAGCGAGGCGGGCGTCGTGCAACTGCTGGAAGTGGTCCAGAACTTCCTGCTCGACGGCGGACAGCTCGTAGTGGTAGACGCTGCCGAGGTCTTCGATCCAGGCCTTCGGGCCGCCGTACCATGAGTGTCGGTAGTCGCCGGCGTCCCATGCCCATAGCTTCAGCAGCTCGTCTTCCTGGGACCGTTCGGCCAGGTGCAGCAGGAGTGCCATCTGCTCCACCGTCATATCCGCGAGCGCCGCCTTGATGCCCTGGTGGTCGCTCTCGGAGTCTGGGTGGCGGCCGGTGATCTCCGCGAAGAGGTTGACATGGGAGTGGAGCTGGCGGACGAGGAGACGGTATAGGGCTTCGTCTGCTGCGCCTTCAGGTGGGGAGGCGATGACCTGCTTGATGTGTTCGGCGCGGATGGCGTGGGCGATGTCCAGGGCCGCGGACAGCTCGGCGTCTCGGCGCTTGGCTTCCTGCTCTTCCTCGGTCAGCTCGACTTTGGCCTTTGCAGCTTTGCTCGGCTTCGAGTACCAGGAGAGCCTGCCCCAGTTCCGGTCGATGGACGCGAGGTCGCCTGCTGCGACGTGCTGGGCCGTCGTCAGCTCGTTGTCTTCGTTCTCGTAGATCTTGGTGTACTTGCCGCTGTACAACTCCGATTCCGGGACGTACTTGGCTCCGGCCTCCTTCAGCTCGGACTCTAGTGCCGCGAGTTTGCCGGGCAGGTCACGCTTGCGGGTTTCGGCCTCGACTCTGAAGGCGAATTCACGGGGGCTCTGCGCCGCGGCTGCCAGCAGCCTCTCTGTTGCCGCCTCGTCCGCGGCGAAGTCGACCAGCACCAGCGCCTGGTCAACGTTGAGGGTTTGTTCCTCCAGGCGGACCTTTGCGTCCTCATTGAGCTTGGTCAGAAGCAGCCGCTTCCGGACGTGACTTTGCGAGCGCCCCGTGGCCTTTGCCACGGTTTTGACGTTGAACGCGTCGCCGAATTCCAGGATTGTCTGGTAGGCGGAAGCTTCCTCTACGGGCGTGAGGTCCGCGCGCTGGGTGTTCTCCACGAGCATTGCCACGAGCTGCTTCGGCTCGGTGTCCAGGTCTTCCCGGATAACGCAGGGCAGGGAGTCAACATTGGCGAGCTTCGCCGCTGCGTACCGGCGGTGCCCGGCGATGATTGTGTAGCCCTCGCCAGCGATTGCCGGGGCCACGACGAGCGGCTGCAGGATGCCCTGCTCGGTGATGCTGTTGGCCAGGTCGGTGACGATCCCGACGTCATTCCGGACGTTCTTTGCGTGGATGACCAGCTGGTCAATGTGGAGTTCCTGGAAGGTCGCGTTCACTTTCCTGCGTCCTTTCTGACCAGAGCCAGCAGGTCCTGTTCGGCGTTGTGCGCTTCGAGGACTGCCTTCTCTTCCACTTCAAGGGCCAGCTTCAGGGCCTCTTCGGCCTTTACCGCTTGTTCCTTGGCGATAGCTGCCAGCTTGTTGGCGTGGGCACTCCTGCGGGCCAGCGCTGCCAGCTCGACGTCGTCCACCGAGGACCACGACGGCCGGCGAAGGTGGGCGTTCGGCACGTAGTGCTGACGGATCGCCTTCGGAATCGAGGCGGACACCGGAGCGGTGCCGAGCTGGATAACGACGGCGGGGGTTTCGTTGCCGAGGAACTGTTGCTCTGTCTCGACGGGCTGTTCGGTCATTTTGGTTGTCCTGTCTCAATTACGAATCCGGCGGCGCCGGCGATTAGGAAGGTGACTCCTGCGAGGTACGCGGAGTTGATGATGGGGAAGTCGGCGGTGGCCGCGAGGAACATCAGCGCGCCGAGGATGAGAAGGGGGGCGTAGAGGAAGATGCGGCGGCGATTCCGGCCGACCCGCTCGGATGGGGCCCTCATGCCCCGGTGCTCGTGGATAGAGAAGTTGGCACGATGTTCGCCGTTGATCAGGACGTGACCGGCATGGACATCGACCTGGATCTTCTGCGGCATGGGCCACTTCGAACGGCAGTAGCGTGCAAGCTGCTCAGCCAGTTCCCTGTTGTCCCGGTACTGGAGCTCGGCGCGGTCCTTGAAAGGACGGTGGCCTACAGGATGAACAATGGCGAAGCGCTTTATGCGCGCCTTCACAGCCCTACGGCGCGCTGGCGCCGGGCGTCCACGACACGGTCGAATGCAGACAGCTGCTCTTTCGCGGAGACAGCTGGGTTGAATACTGCGACAGTTGCGAGGTGCGGCCCGGGCTTGGGACCGGCAGCCGTCGAGGCCTGGGGGGTTGGCTCGACGGCCGCCGGCAGGGGGCCGGTAGCCGGCTCAGCCTGGGGGAGTGGCTGATCTTCTACCGGGGCTTGTGGGGGAGCCGGCAGCTCCCGGATGCTCGACTGTTCACGGAAGCGCTGCTCCGCGCCCGCTACATCCAGCGTGAGGTTCCGCAAGGCCTTATGAGCGGCGAGCGCGGTGTCCATGAGGTTGGCGGCAGCCATGCCGATGTTGCCGTTCCGGTCGAATGCCCTGAGGGGCTTGGACGCTGACTGCAGATCCTCCAGCAACGTGCAGGCACGGCGGTAGTCGGCGAGGCGCCGGCTTCTGATGACGTCGATCTCGCTACCGGACAGGGCCGCCGGGCCGACCGCGTGGTCTTCGGCGGCGAAGTACAGGTCCTTCGGGAACTGTCGTAGCCGCTCCTGCTGGAGCTGCTGCGCCGGGCAGCCGCCGTCCTCGTGCTCCGCGATGATCGCGAGCATGGGTGCGGCAATGGGGTCCTGCGCCGCGGGGATGCCTTCGGTGACCGGCCAGGACAGCGAGAGGCCGCAATCCTCGCACTCGAAGGAGGCGTCGTACAGGGTGCCGTCGAGGTCGCGGCCACCGGTGTCGTATCTCGTGCTCACGACGCAACCTCCAGCGAGCGCCGCGATCCGCGCAGCTGGCGGGCCTTGGCGAGCAGGAGCAACTGATCCTTGGAAGGACCGCCGGGCGTGTAAGCAGCCTCGGCGATCTCTTCAGGAGTCATCGAGTTGAGCAGTGCCGTTGCCTGGGCGAGGACGCGGCCGGCAGCGGCGATATGTGGTTGTGCTTCAGGGGGCAGTGTTCGGAGACCACGAACAGGCATTTGATATGCTCTTTTCTGATTCGAGAGCCGGGCTACCCCCTCCAGCGGTGGGCCTGGCTCTTGGATTTTCTACGGGCGGTCCAGTGAACTTTCTTGGCGGAATGGCACTGGGCCGCCTTTTGCGTTTTCTTGATTCCTTCGGCTACCGCTCATGCAGTCAGCTGTCGCGGTTCACAGTTACCAGTGGAGCGTCGTTTATCGGTAACGGTGGGCATGACTTCGTGCTCTTCCAACTCGAAGTACTCCTCCCATTCGACGTCCAGACGCGCTGCGATCAGTAGGGCGAGATCCTCGCTGAGGGTCTTCATCCCACCGGTCTCCAGCAGGTGGATCGTGTTCTGCGAGCGCCGTACGAGGAACGCCAGGTCGCGCTGGGAGAACTTGCGGTTGAGCCGCTTTCTCCGCAGTGCTGCGGGGTCCTTGACCTTCATCCAGGTCTCCTTACGAACGATCGATAGTGTGCGGCTGGTGCGTCGCATGATCAGTATGCCTTCCTCGTAATCGCTTTGACAAGTAGAGCATGGTTCATATGCAGCGTACTTGTCAAGACGATAGGCGAAGGAATCCGCGTGTTGTCTGCCAAGATGTACTTGTCACTTGTCATAAAAGTTCTGTCGCCACTTCCCCAAGTGTCGATCCAGAAGGAAGAGTCACCGTCGTGAACAAGCCCAAGAGTCTTCGGGAGCTGGTGGAAGTCGCCATCACCCGACACGACACATCTGGACGCCAATTGGCATTCCTCGCCCAGCGCGAAGGATTCACCCTGGCAACTACGACGGTCAATGCCATCAGGCAGGGTACCTATAAGTCCACCCCGACCAACGAGACGATCAAAGCGATCGCCTGGTTGGCCGGCGTTTCAGATGAGGCCGCGTTCACGGCCGCGGGACAACCCGTCCCCGGTCCGCCATTCGCCGACGAACTTCCGCCTGGCGTTGACAACTTGCCGGCTAAAGCCCGCAAAGCTGCCATCGACATGCTGAGGGTCCTCGTGGATATGAACAAGGACGACGATGCTCTCCAGCCAGAACGTGACGACATTCGCGAAGAACGAAACCGGATCGTGCACGACTACGCCGATGCCATGCGGACCAGCCGTGAGCGTGGCAAGCGCCGTAACGCTGTCCCTGGACAGAAGACATCTGAGGACGCTTCCGCAGAGAATGTCACACCCCTCGATGATGATGCGATAGACCGCCTTCACCAGGCTGAGCACTACGATTTAGCCGCGAAGCCGGCGCACGGGGGAATTGCACATGATCAGGATGCCGAAGACGCCTGAGGCATACGTCCGGGCCCTCGGCGTCCATGTCCGGTACGGCTGGGTGCCCGATGGCCTTTGGGGCACCTACGACGCGGACCTGCACGTCATCACACTCAAACGAGGCCTGGCCCCGACCCAACTACTGTGCACCCTCATGCACGAACTGGGCCACGCCGCCTACCGCCACGAAGGAACCACACCCCGGTCCGAGCGCGATGCCAACTACTGGGCAGCCGTCCGGCTGATCTCGAAACAAGACTTCGTTGACGCTATCCTCGTGGATAACAACGCCGTCGCCATGGCCCACCGCCTAGGTGTTCTTCCCGACGTTGTCGAGCACTATATCGACGCACTAAGCGACAGCGAGCGCCAGGCTATTGAAGAGCTGGTGCGGGCATCCGCAGCTGCTTAGCAGCACACCTTCTTCTGTTCTACCCCTAAGGGATCTTTTGATGAGTGCTTCCCGAGGGCAGCTGCGCGCTGTCCCAGATAAAGCCGTCCGCGCCGTTGCCTATGTCCGGGTATCCAGAGAGCGCGACGGAATGATCAGCCCAGAGCTGCAGCTCGCCGCCATCGAGCGGCACTGCCAGCAGAGCGGCTACGAAGTCGTGGAAACCCTCACGGACCTCGACCTGTCCGGGCAGTTCTGGAAGCGCCGCCAAGTCGAACAGGCCGTCGCCATGATCGAAGCCGGCACCGCGGACGTCCTCGTTGTGTGGAAGCTCAGCCGAGTGGCCAGGAACCGCAAGGACTGGGTCATTGCCGTGGACCGTGTCGAGGGCGTCGGCGGCCGGCTGGAGTCGGCCACCGAACCGATGGACACCACCACCTCGTCCGGGCGGTTCGCCCGCGGCATGCTCGCGGAACTGGCGGCCTTCGAATCTGAACGCATGGGGGAGTCCTGGAAAGACGCCCACGAACGACGAGTGAAGCAGGGCAAGCCAGCGAACGGAAAGCCCCGCTACGGGTACCAATACGACAAAGAGAAAGGCTTCACCCCCGACCCTGTCCAAGGGCCGATCCTCGCCGAGCTCTACACACGTTACCTCTCCGGCCAGTCCGTCTACAGCCTCGTCCAATTCCTCAACGACGGACCCACACGCCCCTCCACTGGCTACGGCATATCCAAGGACGGGCTGTGGTCGGCGCGGACAATCCGTCGAATCATGGACCAGGGCTTCGGCGCAGGCTTTATCACTCGACACGGCGAGCGCCTGCCCGGAATCCATGCACCAGTCATCACGCCCGAGCAATGGGCCGAGTACCTCGCACGCCGCGAAAGCCGAAGGGTCAACCGGCGTAGCGAGCGCTCCGTCTACCTTCTGTCCGGCCTCATCCGATGCTCCTGCGGGGCAAGGATGAACGCCGGCCTATTCGGCACCGCGCAAACACCCAAATACCGATGCAAAGCAGCAGCCGAGAAGCGCGCACACACAGGCGGTTACGTCATGGTGGACTACGTCGAACGAATCCTCCTCGAGCAGCTCGCCGATTGGGCCGAGGATCTGAACGCCGAGGGCGCGGCCGCCGCAAAGATGGTCAAGAAGACCTCCGCCGACGCCGAGAAGACAATAGGACTGGCAAAGCAGATCGAGAAGCTGGACGGGCGCCTGGATCAGCTCACCCTGAAGATGCTGGACGGCACTGTTCCACAGGACTCCTACACCCGACTGAGGGACGACCTCCAAAAGCAGAAGCAAGACGCGGAGAGTGCCCTCGCCTCGGCCCAGGTCGCAGTCGCGAAGCCCCCCATCGACCTCCTGCCCGGACTCGTGGAGGACTGGCACCTTCTTCCCGTCGATATGCGGCGGGACCTTCTCTCCCGACTCATCGACTTCGTGGAAATTGCACCAGGCCGCCCACGCGCCAAAGTCACTGTCCGCCCACTCTGGTAATTCAGGGCTTTCGCTGGCTCTTAGGATGGGGGAGTTCGCCTTCTATCTTTGATCAGGGAGAGTTTGCCTTGCCCGATTCAAACGCGCCCACCAAGGACCAGCCGAAAAAGGTCTTTGTAATCTCTCCCATCGGCGCTGATGGGAGCCAAGTTCGGAGACACGCAGACTTGTTTTTGGAATTCATAGTTCAAGCGGCACTGCCGGCGCCTGAGTTTGAGGTGGAGCGCGCCGATGCTCACGACTCGCCATATGCGATCACTGCGGCCATGCTCAGTTCTATTCTCAACGCAGACATCTGCGTTGCCGACATAACCGGCCGCAACCCTAACGTCTTCTACGAACTCGCTCTGGCCCACGCGATGGACAAGCCTGTAGTGATTATGGATGGGGACAAGGACTCATCGCCATTCGACATCAAAGACATGCGTGCACTCAAATTCGGTCTGATGCCGGACGAGGTGAAAAAGGCCGTAAGCCAGCTCAAGGCCAAGGCATTGGCCCCTGACCTCGCTCCCGAATTCAAGGACATGATGAACCCGGTCGCGGCAGCCTTCCGAACGTGGACCGCACAGCAACGGGTAGAAAGCTCTGGAAGCTCAACGGAACAAATGCTCCTGCAGCTAGTCGAGAGCCTTGCGCGAAAGATAGACCTTGTTGAACGCCGCTTGAGGACTCCTGGCGCGGAACCCATGGCTGCGGTGGCCGAAGGGACCAGGCAAGAAGTGCGGGCTCTGCTCAATCAGTTCGGGCTCGTGCTGGAGGGAAACCAGCTCGGAGAGGAGGACATCGAGCTCGTCAAGGAGGGCTTATCGCTAATGGAAGAACAGCGGCATCCCAAAGTTATGAGGGGATGGATTCGACGTGCTGAGCAGGTACTTCGCAGAGTTGAGGCCGATGCCGGCTCATAA